AGGAATACTTGAAGTGTAAGGATGACCCTACTTACTTTATTGATACTTACTGTATGATTGTTACACTTGACCATGGTATTCAACCATTCAAGTTGTATGATTGTCAGAAAGAAAAGATTGACATTATTCATAACAACCGTAAGGTTATTATTATGGAAGGTCGTCAGCAGGGTAAGACAACTACCGCTGCAGCTTATATCCTTTGGTATACAGTTTTTCAAGCAGACAAGACTGTTGCGATTTTAGCCAACAAAGCAACAACCTCTCGAGAAATTCTTTCTCGTTACCAATCAATGTATGAGGCTCTTCCATTGTGGATGCAGCAAGGTATTAAAGTATGGAACAAAGGTGACGTTGAACTTGAGAATGGTTCCAAGGTATTTACTGCAGCTACAACTGCTTCTGGTATTCGTGGTAAGTCCGTCAACATGTTGTATATTGACGAAGCTGCGATCATCCCAAACCAAGTTGCAGAAGCATTCTTTACTTCTATCTTTCCAGTTATTTCAGCTGGTCAAACTACAAAGATTCTTATCACCTCAACTCCACTTGGTTACAACCACTTCTGGAAGTTTTGGAATGATGCCGAGCAAAAGATCAATGACTTTGTGGCACACTTTATTCCTTATTGGAAAATCCCTGGACGTGATGCTAAGTGGGCTGAAGAACAAAAACGTCAGTTGGGTGAACTAAAGTATAACCAAGAAGTCTTGTGTAAGTTCCTTGGTTCTAGCCTGACACTAATTAGCTCAGACGTTATTGCTCAGATGTCTCCAGTGCCGCCTATATATAAAAAGGATGGATTGGATATCTTCACAAAACCTTTGAAGAATCATACCTACGTTCTTGTAGCTGATACTTCCCAAGGGTTAGATGGAGACTTTAGCGCATTCACTATTATTGATATTACCAAAACCCCATATACAATTAGTGCTAAATATAGAAGTAACAAGATTAGCCCACTCCTGTATCCCAACATGATTGAGCGAGTCGCCAAAGATTTCAATAGTGCTTATGTGCTAATTGAAGTTAACTCGGATCCGCAAGTAGCCGATATCCTGTATTCTGAACTTGAATATGAAAACATCCTATTCGTAAACAGAAATGCTCAAGGACAAACTGTTAGCGGTGGCTTTGGTGGTGGAAGAACTCATTATGGAGTGACCACCGATAAACGAGTGAAAAGAATTGGATGTTCAGTGTTTAAGAGTCTAGTCGAAGAGCAAAAACTCATTATTACTGACGCTGATATTATTTCAGAAATATCTACCTTTATTGAAAGGCGAAATTCTTTCGCTGCTGATGAGGGGTATTTTGATGATTGTGTTATGACACTGGTATTGTTCTCTTGGTTGTCCACTCAGTCGTATTTTAAAGATTTGAATGATGTTAACCTAAGAAAAGTAATGTATGAAAACCAGATGAAAGCGATAGAAGACGAATTGACGCCCTTTGGGTTCTATAACGATGGGTCGTCAGAAGATGAACAACCGTTGCTAAACTTCTAAAATCTAGAAAACCATAAATAAAGTAGTATGAAGTTTATGCTCTTCAGCACAAAAATAACATGTAATAAGGAGAATTACAATGCCTTTCCAACTTAGTCCAGGAGTTGCAGTTGTAGAGAAAGATTTCTCTTCAATTGTTCCAGCAGTTTCTACCTCAGCAGGTGCCTTTGCAGGTTCTTTTGCGTGGGGTCCAGTTCTTGATCCAGTACAGATTTCTTCCGAGAATCAACTGGCTGAAAGATACGGGGTACCAAACGACAATAACTTTATGTCGTTCTTTACTGCTGCAAACTTCCTTTCTTACACAAACAATCTATTGGTCGTTCGTACCGATGCCCCTAACCTAAAGAACGCTGTTGCAACTCAGACTGGTTCTGTTGTAGTTACTATCACTGGTGCCGCACAAGGCGCTGGATATGAAACTGCACCAACAATCACTCTAAGCGCACCAAATGATGCTGGCGGTGTTCAAGCTACAGGAACAACAGTTTCTTTAGAAACTCTTGGTACTATCAAGAGTATTGCTGTCCCAGCTAATGGCGGTGGTGCTGGTTATACTACTGCACCAACTATTACGCTAAACAACGTTGGCAATGGTGCTGGTCTAACAGTTACAGCTACTGTTTCTGGTGGTGCAATCACTGCATACACAATTTCAGGAACTTCTAACCAGCAGTACCCAGCTGGCGTAACATTAACTATCACTCCAGCAGTTGGTGATACTATTACCACTCCTGCTACATATACAATCGTTCGTAGTTTAAAACTACTTCCTGGCACAGTAACTCTTACAGCTGCTGGTACTGGTTACACTAGTGCTACAGCGACTCTCACTGGCGGTAATCCAACTACTCCAGCTGTTCCAGTTGTTACAGTTGCAACTGCTGGTATTAAAATTAAGAATGGTCAAACTTACCAATCTGCTTTCTCTGGCGGTCAAGGTGTTACTGGTCCATGGGCAGCTAAATTCCCAGGTACTCTAGGTAATGCTCTTACAGTTTCTATCGCTGACTCTGCTTCTTTCGCAGCATGGGCTTATAAAGCTGAGTTCGACAGCGCTCCAGGCACTTCCCCAGCTGCTAAAGCTGCAGGTAAAAACGCTGCTCTAGATGAAATGCACATTATCGTTATTGATGCTACTGGCGCATGGACTGGAACTGTTGGTACTGTTCTAGAAAAGTTCGCATATGTTTCTAAAGCAGCTGGCGCTAAACGTGTTGACGGTTCTAACGTATATTACAGAGATGTTATTAACACTAACTCTAAGTATGTATGGTGGACTGATCATGTTGCAGCTACTGGTGGTAACGCTTTGGGTGCAACTTTTGTCAACATGACTCAAGCTGCATTCTCTACGATTGCTACTGCTTATACAGTTACTCTTTCTGGTGGTGTTGACGATTATACCTTTACTGATGCTCAGGCTCAAGAAGGTTACTCTCTATACAAGAATGATGAATTGTATGACATTTCATTAATTCCAATGGGTGCAGCTCCTGCAGCTACAGTTATTTGGGCAATGACAAACTTGGTTGGTTTTGACTCTGCTGGTGCTCGTAAGGACGCTATCGTGTTCTGCTCACCGCAAGATTCACTAGGTGGTGTTATTACTTCCCAATCTTCAACTGCTATTGCTGATACAATTACTTACCGTAATGGTCTTCCAAGCACTAGCTTCGGTGTAATGGATTCTGGTTACAAATACCAATATGACCGTTACAATGACAAATATCGTTTCGTTCCAATGAACGGCGATATCGCTGGACTATGCGCTCGTACTGATTACACTGCAGACCCATGGTACTCTCCAGGTGGTTTCGCTCGTGGTCAAATCAAGAACGTAATCAAACTAGCTGTTACTCCAAGCAAAACAGAACGTGACTTATTGTACAAAGCTGGTATTAACCCAGTTGTTACATTCCCAGGTCAAGGTACTGTAATGTTTGGTGACAAGACTCTATTGTCTACACCTTCAGCGTTTGATCGTATTAACGTTCGTCGTTTGTTTATTGTACTAGAGAAGTCTATCTCTACAGCAGCTAAATTCCAATTGTTCGAATTTAACGATGGCTTTACTCGTGCTCAGTTCCGTAATTTAATTGAGCCGTTCCTACGTGACGTTCAAGGTCGTCGTGGTATTGTTGACTTCCGTGTGAAGTGCGACGAAACAAACAACACTGGCGAGGTTATTGATCGCAACGAATTTGCTGCCGATATTTTCGTTAAACCAAACCGTTCTATCAACTTCATCACATTGACATTCGTAGCTGCTCGCTCCTCTGTTAACTTCGATGAAATTGGCGGATAAATATAACAAGAATAAGACAGGAGATTTAAATGGCAAATATTTCTGATTTCAAAGCCAACCTAGCGGGTGGTGGTGCTCGTGCCAACCAATTCCGTGTTGCGTTGTCTTTTCCAGGCTATGTGACTGGTGGAGTTGTAACTGGAGTGCAAGCGCAGTTCCTTTGCAAGTCTGCTCAGCTTCCAGGTTCTACCGTTGAAAACATCCCAGTGAACTATCGTGGTCGTGTTGTTAACGTCGCAGGTGAGCGTACATTCCAACCATGGTCTATTACGATTCTTAACGACACTAACTTCGGTATCCGTAATTCATTGGAACAATGGCAAAACGGTGTACAGAACTACAATAGCACATTGGGTAGAGTAAACCCACGTGACTATCAGGTTGACCTAGCAGTCTATCAACTAGACCGTAATGGCGCAACCATCAAAGAGTATAAGTTTGTTGACGCTTACCCAGTAACAATTGGCGCAATTGAACTTAGCTACGATACAACAAACGCAATTGAAGAATTTACATGTGAATTCCAATACAACTACTTCACTTCCTCTACTGGTGGTGCTGGCGGTGCATTCGGTATTAACACTACAATTAATACACCAATCGGTTCATTCCCGATTTAATTTTGACTTGAGGATATAGTATGGCTGATTTGTTTGGTTTCGAGATAAGACGTAAAGAAAAGAAGGAAGTGGCGACACCAGTCGCCCCTCCTATTGATGATGGATCTACAGTTGTTAACAGTGCCGCAGCTTACTACGGTATGGTTCTCGATATGGATTCTATTATCAAGAATGAAAATGATTTGATCAAGCGTTACCGTGAAATCGCTCATTACCCAGACGTTGATAGCGCAGTTGAAGATATTGTAAACGAAGCAATTGTTGCAGATGAAAATAAGGCACCAGTGGATATCATCTTAGATGATTTGAAGGTATCCGCTGGTATCAAGAATAAAATTAAAGATGAGTTCAATTATATTTTGAACTTGTTGGATTTTGATTATAAAGCACATGATATCTTTCGTACTTGGTACATTGATGGTCGTTTGTTTTATCATATAATGATCGACCCTCAGAATATCAAACAAGGTATTCAAGAGTTACGTTATATCGATCCTAGAAAGATCCGTAGAATCAAAAATGTAAAGCGTGAGAAAAACGCTACTGGTGTTGAAGTTATTGTTGGTACTGATGAGTACTATCTTTACAATGACAAGGGCATTACTCAGAACACTTTACAAGGCATTAAGATGCCTATTGACTCTATTATCTTTTGTGGTACTGGCAACGTAGATGCTAATACTGGTATGGCGTTGAGCTTCTTGCATAAAGCAATTAAGCCAACTAATCAGTTGAAGTTGATTGAAGACTCTATGGTTATCTACCGTATTAGTAGAGCACCAGAGCGTAGAATTTTTTACATTGACGTTGGTAACTTACCTAAGATTCGTGCCGAGCAATACGTCAATGACATTATGAATAAGTTCCGTAACAAAGTGCAGTATGATGCTGCTACTGGTGAGGTTCGTGATGATCGTAAACATATGTCAATGCTTGAAGATTTCTGGATGCCTCGTCGTGAGGGTGGTAAGGGTACTGAAATTACTACACTTCCAGGTGGTACTAACCTTGGAGAGATTCAAGATATTGAATACTTCCAGCGTAAGTTGTATCAAGCATTGAACGTTCCTATGTCTAGAATGCAATCAGATAATGGTTTCAATCTAGGTAAGACGAGCGAAATTACAAGAGACGAAGTTAAGTTTAACAAGTTCATTCAACGTATCCGTAGACGTTTTACTACTCTATTCCTTGATGCGTTAAGAGTACAACTTGTTGCAAAAGGTATTATCAATATTGATGAGTGGGACGATATGGAAAGGTTGATTAAGTTCAGCTACCATAAAGATAACTACTTCTCTGAATTGAAAGATGCTGAAATTCTTTCTAATAGAGTTAACCTGTTGACCGTTATGGAACAAGGTGGCTTTGTTGGTAAGTACTACTCTAAAGAGTGGGTTAAGAAGAATATCCTTATGCAATCTGAAGACGATATCAATGAGAATCGTGAGCAGATGGAAGCTGAGAAGGAAGAGTCTGTTGGTGAAGCGCAACATGCTGGTATGATACAAGGTGTACAACAAGCATGGGCAGCTGGACAAGCTGAACCTGAACCAGAGGAAGAAGAAGAATCTCAACCAAGTGGAGTTAATAAATGAGTACAATTGATCTAATTAATGCAATCGATGCTGGCGACTCTGAAGCCATCGAAAAGAATTTTCAAGAGCTAATGGCAGATCGTGTATCTGCAAAACTAGATGATAAGAGAACTGAACTTGCGCAGAGCATGTTCAATACTCCAGAAGTAATCGAAGACGAAACTGTTACAGAAGAATAATGAACTACACAGCGCTAAACAAAAAAGTTAATGACATCGTTAGCGGTGCCGACTTAGTAGAGCAGACTCATTTCTTTGGGTCTGTTCTAGCGCTGTCCTCCGAAGGTAAAGTATACATCGATAATTATTTGACAGAGTTCGAAAGTTTAGATGAGGCGAGGTCTTTCGTTAAACATAAAGATATTGGAAATGAAATATCAAAAGAAATATACGAAGAGATCTTAGAAAATAAAATTGCGAATATTATAAGAGAAGAGCATAAAGTCAAAGTAACTGATACATTAATTGAATCATACATTGACCTCGCTTCATCTAAACTTTTTACAACTGACAAGGTAGTGCAAAGAATTCGTGAACTTAATCGTCACGATTCTATCTTGGAGAATAAATTACATTACGTTCTTAATGACGGATCTACAGTTGCTATCGACGTAGGTACGCAAGAATATTTAAATAGTATTCTTGACCAAGAAGTCGTTGAGTATATGCGTGAAGGTAAAGAAAACTTCATCAATGCTCTACAGTTACTAACAAAGGAATAACAAATGGCAGCTACTAAAACTGTATTAAGAGTTACTAACAATAAGGCTATCGTTCGTATTGTTGCAACTGCAGCAGCAGATACTTCTACAATCTCTTTCGCCGATTTAGTTGGTACTGGTGATGCACTTACCTCTGGTGGCACACCAAGAGCAAATATCGTTAGAGTTAAAACTAGCTGCGCAAGTAGTACCAGCATTACTCTGACAAGAAATACAACTGTAGTTGGTGCTTTCTATGGTACTGACGTTATCGAAGAATCTGATTGGGTTCTTAGCGATGTAAACGATCAAGCTATCGTTGTTGCATTCGTTGGTGGACCAGGTATGGTTATTATAGAGTTATCTAAGATCGATGGCTACTCGCCTAAATTTGAGTCTGCTACATTTGGCGCTTATGACAACCCAACCGTAGTAGGAAGCTAATATGAAACTAATTAGAGAAACAGTCGAAGAGACTAAATTTATCGTTGAAGAGAAACTAGGTAAAGGTAAGCAATACTTTATCGAAGGTGTATTTCTTCAATCAGAACTTGTTAATCGTAACGGTCGTATGTACCAAGAAAAAGTAATGGACAACGAAGTTGGTCGTTACATGAAAGAGTACGTAGAAAAGAATAAAGCATACGGAGAACTGGGTCATCCAGAAAATCCATCTATCAATCTAGAGCGTGTATCGCACCTTATCGTTGGTCTTCGTAAAGAAGGCACTAACTGGATTGGTAAAGCAAAGATTTTAGAAACCCCAATGGGTATGATTGCACGTGGTCTATTAGACGGTGGCGCAAACCTTGGAGTTTCTTCTAGAGCAATGGGATCCCTTAAAACAAACAATGAAGGTATCCAAGTTGTCCAAGATGATTTCATGCTAGCTACCGCAGCTGATATTGTCGCAGACCCATCTGCTCCTGATGCATTCGTAAGAGGCATCATGGAAGGTAAAGAGTGGGCATTTGTTGATGGAAAATTTGTGGAAAAGAACATTGATGAAGTTAAACGTCATGTGCGTAGTGCTTCATCGAAAAACTTAGAGGAAGCGAAGATTCGTGCTTTCCAATATTTCCTGAGTAAAATCAGCTAAATAATAAATAATAACGAATTCATCCAGTTACAGGAGATTACAGATGTCAATTGAAAATAAAATCGCAGAACTTCTAGCTGAGTCTAAGAATACTAGTCTTGCTACGAACGAAGAAGCTATCAGCCCTGAGAAGGGTACTGAAGAACCAAATGTCAAACGTAACAACGTTGACAAACAAACTCTACCAGCAGGTGCAAAAACTGTTAAGGAAGAGGAAGAACTTTCTGATGGTACACCAGTTATCGCAGAAAAGAAAGAAAGAGAACTAACAGTTGATGTTAGCGAAGACGTTGCCGCTCTTATGAACGGTGAAGAACTTTCTGAAGATTTTAAAGTTAAAGCAGCTACGATTTTCGAAGCTGCAGTTATTACTCGTGTCAAGCAAGAAGTTGCTAAGATCGAGGAAGAGTTTGAAAGTAAACTTGCTGAGCAAGTGGAAACTGTCAAAGAGGGACTTGTTGAAAAGGTTGATGGATACCTCGACTACGTTGTCGAGCAGTGGATGGAACAAAATGAAATTGCCCTTGAATCTGGTATTAAGTCTGATATTCTCGAAGGTTTCGTTAGTGGTTTGAAGGGTCTCTTCGAAGAACACTATATCGATATCCCACAAGAGAAGGTTGATGTTCTCGGTAACATGGAATCCCATATCGAAGAACTAACAGCCAAGCTAGATGAATCCCTAGCTAATCAAGTAGAGTTGTCCAAGAAGTTGGGCGAGCTATCTCGTCAGCAAACTATTGATGAAGCAGCTGAAGGTCTAACTGACACTGAAGTTGAAAAATTCAAAGGTCTTGCAGAAGAGCTAGTCTTTGAAGGTAAAGAAAACTTCAAAGCTAAACTACAGACTATTCGTGAAAATTATTTCTCTACAGAGAAAAAAGCAACTACCGTTCAATCGCCAGTGACTGATTCTACTGTGACAATCACAGAAGACGTAACAGTTGCACCAGCAATGAAGAAGTATTTGCAGGCACTTGAATCTTTTAAATAATCGAAAAAATAAACAACCTAAGGAGTTACTAAAATGACTGTACGTCAAGATCTAATGAAAAAATGGGCACCAATCCTAGAACACACTGGTGCACCTGCATTTAAGGATAACTATCGTAAAGAAGTTACCGCTATCCTCTTGGAAAACCAAGAAAAAGCAATGTCCGAAGAGCGTCAAGCACTTTGGGAAACCCCAGCTGCTAACTACGGTGGTGATTCTATCTCTACTGGTTCTGCATCTGGCGCAACTGGCGCTGTTGCTGGTTTCGATCCAATCCTAATCAGCTTGGTTCGTCGTGCTGCTCCACAAATGATCGCTTATGACATTTGCGGTGTACAACCAATGACACAACCAACTGGTCTAATCTTCGCAATGAAGTCTCGCTACTCTACACAAGGTGGTACTGAGGCTCTATTCAACGAAGCAAACTCTGCATTCGCTGGTGCATCATCTCCAGCTCAGTCTGGTACTCCAATGTCTAGCCCAGTTGCTGGTCAGGGTATGACTACTCTAGCTGGTGAAGATAAAGACTTCGCTCAAATGGCTTTCTCTATCGAGAAGACTTCTGTTACTGCAAAGACTCGTGCTTTGAAGGCAGAATACACAATCGAACTAGCACAAGACTTGAAGTCTGTGCATGGTCTTGACGCTGAAGGCGAATTGACAAACATCTTGTCAACAGAAATCTTGGCTGAAATTAACCGTGAAGTTATCCGTACAATTTACCGTGTTGCTAAGACTGGTGCTGTTACTGGTACTACAGCTACTGCTGGTACTTTCGACCTAGACGTTGACGCTAACGGTCGTTGGTCTGTTGAGAAGTTCAAAGGCTTGTTGTTCCAAATCGAACGTGAAGCCAACGTTATTGCGCAGCAAACACGTCGTGGAAAAGGTAACTTCATCCTTTGCTCTTCAGACGTAGCGTCTGCTCTAGCAATGGCTGGTGTTCTTGATTACACTCCTGCTCTATCTACTAACTTGAACGTAGACGAATCCAGCACTACATTCGCTGGTGTGTTGAACGGTCGTTACAAAGTTTATGTTGATCCATATTCTGGTAACGGTGGTACTAACCAATTCTTCATGGTTGGTTACAAGGGTTCTTCCCCATTCGACGCTGGTGTATTCTACTGCCCATACGTTCCACTACAATTGGTTCGTGCTATCGACCCAACTACTTTCCAACCAAAGATCGGTTTCAAGACTCGCTACGGCATGGTCTCTAACCCATTCGTTGAGTTGGATGGTGCTTCTCCAGGTTCTGATTTGACTACTGGCGAAAACTACTACTTCCGTAAGGTTGCAGTTTCTAACTTGATGTAATCAAAGTTAGTGAAAAGCCTACGTAAGATAGGTATTTTAAAGGGAGCTTCGGCTCCCTTTTTTTGTTGTATAAATAGTAGACTGAAAACAATTTAGAGAAACCTATGGCTGATACAAGAACCTTTACCTGCCCAACTCCACAGAACATTAACCCACTATCACCAGTTGGGTATCAGTTCAACATAACCAAGTTACCTGACTTGTCGTTCTTTGCGCAAGAAGTAAACCTTCCAGGCATTACACTTGGTGAACCAGAGTTTGGTACACCGTTCGCAAGAATACCAATCCCAGGTGAGACATTACAATATGAACAACTTACTCTTACCTTTTTAGTTGATGAGGGTATGAAGAACTATCGTTCTATCTACAACTGGATGATTGCGCTTGGTTTCCCACAATCATATGACCAGTACATAACACTGGCATCTGATGATACAGTTAACTACAGCGAGTTGGCGACTAACTATTCTGACGCTACTTTGCTTATACTAAATAACAATAATATGGCTAATCAGGTTGTTAGCTTCAAAGATGTATTTCCTGTTGCACTTGACAGCCTTCAATTTTCTTCTACTCAAAACGATGTTCAATATCTAATGGGTAGAGTGTCATTTAGATTCTCTTATTACAATTTTGCATAAGAGTTGAGGTTACTTGTTGCTTAGTGCGCTAAGCAATTTACAATGGAGTTATTATGAATTTAGAAGATCTACAAGAATCATGGGCAAACGACTGCGTTATCGATGATGACCATCTGGATAAAGAGTCAGTACGTACCCCAAACCTCCACGCCAAATATCTAAACTACCTTATCTCGTTTAAGCTAAAAGTAGCTAAAGCAAATAAGGACTACAACACACTTCGCCAAAAGAAGTTTCGCTACTACCGTGGTGAAATGGGCAAGGGTGAGTTAGAACATGAAGGTTGGGAACAATGGCAAGGTAACAAACCACTCAAGAATGAGATGGAAGAATTCCTTGAAGGCGATAACGAACTGGCAGATGCTCATTTAAAAATTGAGTACCTCTCTGCTATCGTGTCTTGTTTAGATTCGATTATGCATCAGATTAAGTCAAGAGATTGGCAGATCCGTAATGCTATCGAATGGAAGAAATTTATTAGTGGCGCATGACACATTTAACAGTTGAAAAGGTAAACGAAGTTTACATCCGTGTTTACTCTCATGATATGGGAGTGGAACAAGAGTTGGGCGACTTCTTTACATACGAATTTCCAGGGGCAAGATTTACTCCACAGTTTAGAGCAAAGCTGTGGGACGGTAAAGTACGTCTGTATGATATTATCCGTAAGACTCTCTACTCTGGTTTACTAGAGTATGTTGAAAAGTTTTGCGAACAGAACGATTACTTGTTAACTTACAAAGATGATATTCGTAACGAAGCTGGTATAACTATCAACGAAGTAGAAGAATATGCTAAGTGGTTAAACCCGCATGGCCATGGTAAACCTATTGAGATTCGTGACTATCAACTAGACGCTGTACATACTGCACTAAACAAAGAGCGTAGCCTTTTACTATCACCTACCGCATCAGGTAAGTCGTTTATCATCTATACAACTATGCGTTGGCACCTCGAGAAAGGTCGCAAGTGCATTATCGTTGTACCTACCACGTCTCTTGTTGAACAGTTGTTCTCTGACTTTAAAGATTACTCAAGTGAGAACGGTTGGAATACTGACTATCACTGCCAGAAACTTTATAGTGGATTTAGTAAAGACTTTAACAAAGATGTGTTAATTACCACATGGCAGTCTATCTACCAGCAACCTAAAGCATGGTTCTCTCAATTCAATGTTATCTTTGGTGACGAAGCGCATCAGTTTAAAGCCAAGTCACTAACTACAGTAATGGAAAGATTGACTGACGTTAAATATCGCATTGGTACTACTGGTACGATTGACAATAAGAAAGTTCACCGTCTAGTTCTTGAAGGTATCTTCGGTCCACTGCATAGGGTTATCACCACAAAAGAACTTATGGATTCAGGACGTGTGGCAAACCTAAATATAACGTGCCTGTTGATGAAATATGACGACATTACCAGACAAGGAAGAAAGAACAATCAGTATCAGGACGAGATAGATTTTCTCGTCACTAACGAAAATAGAAACCGCTTCATAAGAAATCTGGCAATTCGTTCTTCAGGCAACACGCTAGTGTTATTTCAATATGTTGAAAAGCATGGCAAGGTTCTCTATGAATTGATTAGAGAAAAGGTGGCAGACGGCAGAGATGTTTTCTTTGTTTATGGTGGTACCGAAACAACTGATCGTGAAAACATCAGACGTATTATGGAAGGGAAAGATGATGCTATCATTATTGCATCGTTCGGTACGTTCTCTACTGGTATCAATATTCCGTCAATCGAGAATGTTATTTTTGCGTCACCGTCTAAAAGCAAGATTCGTAACTTACAATCTATTGGTCGTGGTCTACGATTAAAGAAAGGTAAGACGCATTGTAATTTGTATGATATAGCAGATGATTTGTCATGGAAATCGTGGAAGAACCACACCCTACATCACTTCGCTGAGCGTGTCAAGACTTACTCGGAAGAGAAGTTCACTTATAAAATTGTAGAGGTTAAGGTATGAACGAATACGGTTTAACATTAGAAGACGACTACGTTGTCTTAAAGATGATCACTGGCGAGCAGCTCATTGCCGTCAAACGTGCAGAGACAAAAGACTATCTTACTATTGAGTATCCAATGTTAATCAAAGGGTATGCATTCCAAAATGAAGATGGTATGGGTGAGCATGTAACTGCCTCACCTTACTGCAAATTCTCCGATGATAAAACATTCACTTTCGATAAACAGCACATTGTGTTTACGAAGAAGATGCACACCTACGCAGTTCCATTTTATATTGGATTGGTAGAGGAGCATGAGGAGACCGTGGAAGTAGTAGAGGAAGAACCTCCAAAGACGGTCGAGGAGTTGGGAGAAAGGGTAAACAAGCTAGCTGGGTTTTTAAGGAAAATGCAACAGCCAGAAGCAGAAGAACCGTTAAGCGAAACATCGTTCATCGAAGGTAACGATACAAAACATTAACCATACTCTTCAAACCCTGCACTGACAATTATGCGCCTTGTCAAGTCGGAAAGCAAGTCTTCCAACGAAATAGTTTAAAAATAATTTGCTTTCTGTCGAAACTTAGTGTATACTTATACTAACTGATACCAAAGGAGTTATTTTTATGGCAGGAAACCACTATGTCAACAATGCTGATTTTCTAAAGGCATTGATAGATTGGCATACAAAAATTAAAGAAGCTGAAGACGCAGGGGAAGATATTCCAAGAGTCCCTAATTTTGTGGGAGAGTGCCTACTTAAGATTGCAACACACTTATCCTACAAAGCAAACTTCATCAATTATAGTTATCGTGAAGACATGATCTTAGACGGAGTAGAAAATTGCTTGCTGTATATACGCAATTTCGATCCTGCTAAATCTAGTAACCCCTTCTCATACTTTACACAAATCATCTATTACGCATTTCTTCGTCGCATTGCCAAGGAGAAGAAACAATCGTATGTCAAACAAAAGCTAATTCATCAGATGCCGTTTGAGTTATTTGAACTACAAGATCATGACGAGGATGGTTCTTACGCAAATGCTTACTTAGCCTTTATGCAAAATAACTCCGACTTTGACGATTTCATTGAACGCAAAAATGAAAAGAAGAAAGCAGCTAAAGCTGAAAAAGCTGCAAAAGAAAAGAATGCGCTCGAAAATTTAATTGGTGAGGAAGATGATTCACAGGGAGTGATATGAAGGTAGCGATAATAACTGATCAACACTTTGGTGCTAGGAATGATAGCATTGCATTCTTAGACTTCTATGAGAAATTCTATGAAAATACTTTCTTTCCTACTATTGATTCTGCTGGCATTACTACCGTACTTGTTCTTGGTGATACCTTTGATAGACGCAAGTACGTAAACTTCTATGCGCTCGACAGAGCCAAGAAAATGTTCTTTGATAAATTGGCTGAGCGTAACATTACTGTTCACATGCTTGCTGGTAATCATGACACTTATTATAAGAACACTAACGAAGTAAACTCTCCAGACCTGTTGCTTCGTGAATATGATAACATCACCGTCATCGACACACCACAAACAATCCACCTGAAATACGAAGACACTTCATACGATGTGTGTATGATGCCATGGATCTGCCCAGAGAACTATTCCAACTCAATGGCTGAGATTAAAAATACCTCTGCTGAAATCTGTATGGGGCACTTTGAGATCTCTGGCTTTGCTATGTATCGTGGTATGGAAAGTCATGAAGGTTTAGATCCTACACTATTTCAAAAGTTTGATCTAGCGTTCTCAGGACACTATCATCACCGAAGTACTAAAGGTAATATCACTTATCTTGGTAATCCCTATGAGTTAACATGGCAAGATTACAACGACCCACGTGGTTTCCATATTTTTGATCTGAGCGATCGTTCACTTCAGTTCGTGGAAAATCCTTACACGATGTTTGAAAGATTTGAGTATGACGACACAGGGTTTGATCCTGACGGTATTGACACTTCTTTCGCTGAGAGTAAGTATGTAAAGGTAGTTGTTGTAAACAAAACCGACCTTTACAAATTTGACAAATTCATGGCAAGGGTGTATAATAATAATCCGTATGAAGTGAAAATCATTGAAGACTTCTCGGAATTTAATGAAGGTGCGGTGTCATCAGAAATTGACCTCGAAGACACCATGGACGTTCTTAATAATTACATCGACTCAATTCAGACAGACTCGGACAAAGAGAAAATTAAGACTTACCTCAAGTCTCTCTATACCGAAGCAGTCAACATGGAGGTAGTATAATGAGTGGACTAGACAAGAGACCAATGATGGCAAAAGACCTAATGCCAAAGTACATCGGTGGATACACCATCGTAGAAGGTTTTGTGGTCAATACGGTTAAGAAGCCAAACTGGTTTCATCGTACAATGTGCAAATTGATTTTAGGATGGGAATGGCGTGATAGTATTTAAGTCTATTGAGTGGCGCAACTTCCTATCTACAGGAAACAATCCCAACAAAGTTTTACTTGACAAGACAACCACTACTCTTATCGTTGGTAAGAATGGTGAGGGTAAGAGCACAATCCTTGATGCTATTACTTTTGCTCTGTTTGGAAAACCTTTCCGTAACATCAACAAGAATCAATTGATCAACAGCATCAACCAAAAAGGTTGCCTTGTTGAAATTGAGTTTGCTGTTGGGTCAAATACCTACAAAGTTGTTCGTGCTATCAAGCCAAACAAATTTGAGATTTATCAAAACGATCAGCTGCTAAACCAAGACGCTGCTTCAAAAGATTATCAAAAGATTCTTGAGCAACAAATTTTAAAGTTGAACTACAAGACATTCACGCAAGTGGTTATCTTGGGGTCTGCTTCTTTTGTTCCGTTTATGCAACTGTCTGGAACACAACGACGTGAAGTCATTGAAGACATTTTAGACATTCGCATCTTCTCGAACATGAATACATTATTGAAAGAACGTGTTCAGCAAGCAAAAGAGGAGTTGTTAAATGTCGAATCGAAGTTACTCATTTCTAAAGCGTCAATTGAATCTGCGCAAAAGATTATCGCCAACATGGTTACATCTAAGCAAGAACAGATTACAGGAATCAGAAATCGAATCACCTCAAACAATGCAGACATCCAAACAAACTCAACAAGAATCGCAGAACTCAGCGGACGAGTTGTCGAACTCACAACAGCAATAGCTGATAAAAAGCAACTGCAGCATGACATTACTGTTTGCGATTCTGCATACAAGAAGAGACTCAGCAAAGCAAGCGACCTTCATGACACTATTAAATTCTTTACTGAAAATGCACAGTGCCCTTCATGTGAGCAGGGTATCCCCCATGAACACAAAGAGAGTATCGTTGGTAAGTTAGGTGCTGAACGTGCTGCGGTTGATAGCGATCGTATGACACTTGAAAGTGCGTTGGTAAAAATGCACAATCGCATGGAAGAGATTGAAAACATCAACTCTGAGATTACTGAGTTGAACACTGAGATCTCTGCATTAAATACAAGCATCACAACGCTGAACAGTCAGAACAATAAACTTCAAGAAGACGTTGATAACACTAAGTCTGATACTGCGAACATTCAAGAAGAAAAGGTTCGACTCAAAGAGTTAGCCAAAGAAGGTATGGAATTATATGATCGCAAGATTGAGCTAACCGACCTTCGTAATCTTCAAGAAGTTTCTTCTACGTTGCTGAAAGACACTGGCATCAAGACAGCTATCATTCGTGAGTACCTACCTGCGATGAACAAGTTGATCAACATGTACTTACAAGCAATGGACTTCTACGTTCACTTCGAGCTAGATGAATCATTCAACGAAACAATCAAGTCTCGCCATCGTGATGAGTTTACTTACGCAAGTTTCTCTGAAGGTGAGAAGATGCGTATTGACTTGGCTATCCTGTTTACATGGCGTCAGATTGCAAAGATGAAGAACAGCGTTAACACCAACCTGTTGTTGCTTGATGAAATCTTTGATTCTTCTTTGGATAACACTGGTACTGATTACTTCTTGACGGTTATGAATCAGCTAGGAGAGAAAACAAACACCTTTGTCATCTCTCACAAAGGCGATCAGTTGTTCGACAAGTTCAGAAGCGTTATCAAATTTGAAAAGAGAAACGACTTCAGCGTTATTGCAACCCCTTGAAACCCTCTGAAATAGAGGGTTCATTTGCAAACTTTACTTTTATTCAGTTTTCAGGCATAATTCTATTATTGACTGGAGAAAATATATGATTACGAACAAAGACATTCTTGCAAAACTGCTGGCTTCTGAGAATCTTCATGTGGTACGTGCACCGTTACGTACTGCGTCTTTTGATATCGTTTCCCGCACACTTAACCTTCCGCAATGGAAGGACATGACCGAAAACATTGAAGACATGTTGGTTGGTCATGAAGTTGGTCATGCCCTGTTCACGGACATGACATACCTCCAAACACAAAATTACGGCACACTCCATGGTTACCTCAACATCATTGAGGACGTGCGTATTGAGAAGTTCATGAAGAACAAGTATCCTGGACTGCGCAAGTCTTTCTTGCTCGGCTACAAGGAACTGAACGATCGTGACTTCTTTGAAATTAAAGACAAAGACCTCAGCAAGATGTTGTTGATTGACCGTATCAACATTTATTACAAGTGTGGTATCAATAGTGGTGTAAGGTTTACCCCAGAAGAAATGAACTTCGTTCGCAAGGTTGATCGTTGCGACACCATCGCTGATGTACAAGTACTTGCTGAAGAAATTTACACTTACACTAAAGGTGAAATTGAGAAGAAGAAAGCAGAAGCAGCTGAGAAGGGCGAG